GATTATGGAAGCAATGCAACCTGAGTTTGAGGATGAAACTCCTATCAATCCCTTTGACTTTTGGCAAGGCGCGAACTTCAAACTGAAGATCGTGAAGAAGGATGGTTACTGGAACTATGATAAGTCTGAGTTTGGTTCCGCTGAACCTCTGCTGGATGACGATGATGCTCTGGAAGCACTGTGGAAGAAGGAGTATTCTCTGACTGCTATTACTGCTCCCGACCAGTTCAAGTCCTATGAGGAACTTGAGAAGCGTCTGCAGTATGTCCTTGGACAGAAAGGCACTCCTCGTATGTCTTCTGTTGAGGAAGAGACTGAGTATGACAACTACACTGAAAGCAAAGAAAGTGCCGTTGTAAAGGAACTGGAAGAGTCTTATGCTCGCTCTAAGTCCCCTTCACTTCCTGTAGTAACAAAAGAAGTTGATGAAGATGAAGATGATGCTCTTGCTTACTTCCAGCGTCTTGCTGAAGATTGATCAAGAATAAAGTCTAATATTGTCTCCTTTCTTAAGGTCCTCACTAACATATTGTGAGGACCCTTTTTTATAGGGCATAATATCACTCATATCATCAAGAACCACGTTTAGATACCTGCTCTTGAGTAGAAAAATATTTCTTTTGTCATTTTCTTTCTTTTCCTCATACTCATAGTTTGTGACTGGCATTGCAATATTTCCACTATCTACCTGACTACTTATAAAATAATCATAGTAATTTACTGAGTATGAAGAAGGAACCTCAAGACCTTCAGGAACGATAATAACTCCTTGACTATTTTTTACTTCTTTTGTTTCGTAATGATGAACTCCACCATATAAAATATCATAAGTTTTATATTTTGATAAAACGTATTCATCAAATGCCGCTTGAGTCATTGGCCATTCGGTTTGAATATTAATAATGTTATTGCAAAGAAGCACTAACCAATCTAATGTTGAGTCTTGATAGACTTCAAATGCCACATTATCAGGACGGTCGTCACCATTAATTTTATACTTTGTGAAGAACGCTAAATCTTGAAAAATGTCTTCCCTGAGTTTTCCTTTTTTGAATAGGTTTTTTACAGGAGCATAGTCAGATATTTTAGCATCAGGTAGTCTGCTGACGTAATCAAAATTAGGAATTTGGCGGAAGTAACTTGGCATTTTAGTAACCTATTTTGGTATCTTCATTATCATCAAGAGTAGTGTAATCATCATTAAAGACTGGTTCAAGTTCTTGGAATTGCATTGTAATTCCATAAGAAACCATCGCGCCATCATAAAAAGTTGCGTATTGTCCTTCTGGAGTATAATCAACAGAGAACGATGTGAGGGCACATTCTTTAAATTGATTTAAAAAATTATGTTCTTTATTTACGTGACGATATTGTAACTGAAATGTGTGAGGCGTTTTTAAAAATAATTGTGATTCTGTTCTAATTGGAGACATTCCTTGTTTGAAAAAGCGAATAATTTTTCTTATTTCTGCTGCTTCTGGAGCACTGCGGGCAGATAATTTAAAACTAAATGTAAATGGTCTTAAAGTTGGACCAGTAAATAAAAGTTCCATATTTGGATTTACAACTAGTCCAGTGGTTCTTGCTAGAAGACCACCAACTCCAAGAGCAGATTGGGCAAACGCATTTTTTACAAGTGTTCTCACATCACCGCTGTTTGCTGCTATATCCTCTGCAAGTTTTGAAGCTTTATCAGCACCAGCCGAACCTCCTTGATCAATTGTAGTTAGTGCAACATTTGCTGCCGCCGCTTCAAGTGCATTCATACTACCGCCATCACCCCAACTTACCGCATTCGTATCTGATATTCCTGCTGGTATTGGTAGAACAACAGTTCCTATTATTTGTTTATCGCCAATCACTTCTCCACTTTTGATATTAGATGCAACTCTACTTCTTTCCCCAAATCCAAATGTTTTAGTATTAAATGGTTTGGGACGATACTTAACCATTTGGAATTTTATAGTATCCTGATTCTCATATTTTAATGTGATTGGATACACTAAAGGACGAGTTCCAGATGCTCCTGGAAAATTATTTCTTGTTTTTGTATTTTCTTTAGCAGTTGTTGATGCTAATAATTGTTCTCCAGTTACACCTGTGTCTGAGGCATTATTTTTGGCAGCGTCCGATAAAACTTTTGTTTGTTCTGAGTTTAATTTTGCTTTAGTTGCTGCGGTCACAACTGAACCCTGAGTTGCTTGATTCAATACTCCATTAGGAGTTTGTAGAGACTTTATAGCAGATGCTCCTAATATGGGTGTATCGCTATTTGCTGCATTAATAAGTTTCCAACTACCAGCTTTTCCACCCTCAGTTGAAGTTGCTGCCGCTTGAAATACTCCATTTGCGGTTGCTTGATATCGAAGTATTGTTTTTTTGGTTCCTTCTATAATTTTACCATTCGCATCTGTTTCAAACGTAGTCGTCGTTTTGAAATTGAGCGGTCTCGTTAATCCTGGAAGTTGGTCTGATTTAATTTGAAAAGGATCACTTGTTAAGGTTTGTGTTGCCATCAGAACTCCTCCTCAATCACAAGAGGATTAATCATCTCAATTTTTTGTAGAGTATGAGACATTTATAAGGAGTTTTTATTTATTTAGACGGAATTTTGCATACTGCAGAGACAAAAGTTCGTCAAGTTCTTCATACTTAACGACGTGAAGTTGCCCTGCTAATTCCTGCCAAGTATAATTTCTTGATTCTCTCCAGTGGAAATTGATTGCTTTAAATCCCCATTTATAAATTTCAGTGCAAGCAATTAATGGGTGTTGATCATATTCAATATCTGGTGTCTTTGGATTATAAACAAAGGTGTAAAACTTTCCAACCTCAGGAATCCAAACCTTTTCGGTAAAGATGTCCATAATCAATATCATTATGTCTTCAGGATCTTTGATATCAAGTCTACCTACTGCTTCACGAAGTCTCCTAACTCTTGCTGTTGAACCAACATATTGTCCGAATCCTTCTGCCATTATTTGATACCTAACTCTTCTTCTGTAATGACTTTAAACTCTAGTAATCTATCAGCACAGAATTCTTTTGCTGCTTTCCATTTTGCTTGATTTACTGCATAGGTTGTGCATTCATAAATGTATGATTTGGTTGTTCTACTCTTTTTTTGTGGAGGAACAGTTTGCTTTTTTGGTTTTACTTCAATTACATAGGTTTTGATTTGACCTGTGCTTTCTCTGACTTTAATAATGAAGTCTGGAAAATATCTATGCACACGATTATCAACTGGCGAAAGATAGGGAATCCAAAACTCTTCACTTCCCCACTCTAAAATACTTTCATTTAAATCACACCAATGACAGAAGCGTCTTTCCCAACTACTTCTGCAAATGATATTATTCGGATCGCCCTTATATTTTTTTGGATACGATGGTTTATATTTACTTTTGATACTTTCTGCCATACATAATATATAAGGTCAAAAAGTATTTATAGATGCCTAGTATCAAGACAGTTTCACAAATTCAGGCAGCACTATTACATCCAGCAACAACATCTCATTTTGAGGTAGAAATTCCAAGACCAATAAGTTTAAATGATAAATTTTTAAGTGATAATGGTCTTAACTTTTCAACTGTCAATGAAGGAAGATTGAAATTGTTGTGTTGTGAGGCATCTTTGCCTGGTTCTAATTTAGCAACTTTAGAACTTACCAATGATTATACTGGAGTTACTGAAAGACATGCTTATCGTAGAGTTTATGATGATCGAATTGACTTTACCTTTTATGTTGATGCTGAATATAATTTACCAATACGATTTTTTGAAGTTTGGATGAAATACATTGCTCAAGAGAGTATAGCACCCAGGAATGATGGATTGTCCTCAAGAAATAGCAATTATTTTTATAGATTTAATTATCCAGACAACTACACAGTTGATCAGGGATTAAAAATTCATAAATTTGAAAGAAGTAGTTTGGGAGGTGGATCTAAAGGAGTTAAAGCTAGCATTCTGACTTATGAATTCATAAGAGCTTTTCCAATTAGCATATCTTCAATGCCCGTCTCTTATGATGCTTCTTCTTTATTAAAATGCACTGTGAGTATGAGTTACATCAGATATATCGTCGAAAGACTGACAGATCCTCCTGCGGAACAGGGACAGAATGGAACTCCTTCCACTCCTTTGGAACAAGCAGCGTGGAATAATACTCCCGATTATTTCTTGAATCCACAATTTGGAATAGAAGGTCCTCAAGGAACTCCAACTCCAAATGACTTTCTTAATATTGGCAATCCCACTCTTGATCAGTTTGGTATTCAACTTCCTCAAGGAACACGAAACGATTTAGGAATATCTGGTGCGATTATTGGTGCATAAAAAAAAGGGTCTCAGTGACCCTTAATGTTCAAATGATCGCAAAATAGTTTTTCAAAAGTATTTGATGCGGAAACAGAAGTTGCGTTGTTTGCACCTGCTGCTTTAAGAAATTTTTTTTGAAAATCAACATTTCCACAAGCAAAAGTTGCTGCAGTAATAATTCTATTTGAGTTTGGAGTATCAATCAGAGAACTAAATTTAGTTCCTGCTTGGGAATCAATGAGTTTAATAAATTGTATTTGACCAGGAGTAAGTGGAATATCATCGTAATTTGATGCTATAGCAGGAATCGTGATAGCCGTCCCTAAAATTCCAAGAACACCTAAAAAAATGTGTTTGTGGTTCATGCTTTTTCTTCTTTTTTAGAATTAGACAACCCTTTAACAGCAGAGATTACGAGCATATTTGAGAGAAGATACCATACTCCATCAAATCCCACATTAATGCGATGTCGCATTTCTGCATGTTGTGCTCCAACTGCAACTGCTTGTTCCAATGCAAAATAATCTTTAAGAGACCAAACTCCAAAATAGGCAGAAAATGCCAGACCTTGCATCAAAACAAGACTATAAAAAAGTTTTTTCATTAGAGGGGTGTTTGTTACTTTATTAGTATAGGGCATTTTTTTCTTCTGGTCCACTGCATGTGGACACTTTTCTTCGTGTCCACCCTCTATAAATAATTACACTGAGACACTCTATAGGACATTATGCCTTTACCTAAGATTGCTACGCCAACGTATGAACTTGAATTGCCATCAACAGGAGAGACAATTCAATATAGACCTTTTCTAGTTAAGGAAGAAAAACTGCTTGTAATTGCTTTAGAGAGCGAAGATACAAAGCAAATTACGACAGCAATTAAGACTGTCATCAAGAATTGTATTCTTACTAAAAATATCAAAGTAGAAAATTTACCTACTTTTGATATTGAATATTTGTTTTTAAATATTCGTGGTAAGTCTGTTGGGGAGGAGATAGAAGTTAATATCATTTGTCCTGATGACAGTGAAACACAAGTTTCTGTAAAAATTAATCTTGATGATATTGAAGTTCAAAAAAACGAAGAACATTCAAATAAAATCAAACTTGACAATTCAATTATGATGGAAATGAAATACCCTTCATTAGATCAGTTCATTAAAAATAACTTTGATTTTAATGATAAAAATGCAATGGACCAATCATTTGAACTGATTGGATCTTGTATTGATAAAATTTTCACCGAAGATGAAGTTTGGTCTACTGCTGATGTGACTAAAAAAGAACTTATAGAATTTTTGGAATCAATGAATTCCTCACAGTTCAAGGACATTGAAAAGTTCTTTGAAACAATGCCTAAGTTGTCTCATTCTGTTAAAGTCACAAATCCAAACACTCAGGTTGAAAGTGAAGTTGTCATTGAAGGGTTAGCATCTTTTTTCGCATAGCGATGGTCCATATGGACCTTGAAAACTATTTCCGTCTTAACTTTTCTTTGATGCAATACCATAAATATTCTTTATGGGAGATTGAAAATATGATTCCTTGGGAAAGGGATGTATATGTCGCACTATTACAACAACATCTTGAAGAAGAAGAGTCAAAACAAAGACAGCAGATGAGCAATGCCCAATTCTAATGATTTAAAAGATTTAGAATCACAACTTAAAAAGACGTTAATCTCTGCTGAAGGTTTTAAGAGAGGGAGTTTATTTGATTCGTCTAAAAGTATTGCAAATATTCATAAAACGGTGTCTAGTCTTGCAGGACATGTTAGAAAAGTTGTTATAAGAGTTGGTGATTTAGAAAAAAGAGTTGAGAATAATTCAAGAAAAATCACAAGTCTTAAAAATATCTCTGCACTACAAGGACCACAAATTAGAGGAACTAACATTGGTGCAAAACTACCCGGTGGTTCTGTTCAAACCGTAGATAAAAATATTGCTGCAATTACTGAGTCTGTAAGTTCTATTGCAGAAATATTAGCGGGAAGAAAAAAACTTGCTGATGATACTGCTTCCTATGAAAGAAAAAAATCAGAGCGAGAGAAGAGAGCACTAGCAGAAAGTAAGTTAGAAAAGAGATTTGATGGGTTAAAAAGAGCAGCAGAGAAAATTCTTTCGCCAGTTAAGAGTATCTTAGATAAGATAATCAACTTCTTGGTGACTGTTTTACTTGGAAGAGTTGTCTATAAGTTAATTGACTGGTGGGGTGATCCTAAAAACGCAGGTAAAGTTAAATCTATTATTAGGTTTCTAACTGATTGGGGTCCTGCTTTACTTGGTGGGTTTATTTTATTTGGAACCAGATTTGGAAAAGGTGTAAGAATTTTAACAAGAATTGCTCTATCTGGTATTGCAAAACTTGCTAAGGCAATTCCTTCTCTTCTAAGATTTGCTAGGGGAAATCCAAGAACTGCACTTGCTGTTGCTGCTGGAACTTATGCTGCTACACAACTTGCAGGAAGAGCATTCAGTGGTGGAGATGAAAATCCACAAGGTCTTGTTGGTGGTGGATTCGTAATACCAAGATTTTCTGGCGGTGGATTTAATTTTGGTAGTTTGTTTAGTGGAATAGGAAACTTTTTTAGTGGTCTTGTAAGCGGACAAAAAGGAACAGATAAAATTCCTGCAATGCTTACTGATGGTGAATTTGTAATGTCTGCAGGAGCAGTTCAGAAGTATGGTGTAGATACACTGGAAGCAATGAACGCTGCTGGTGGTGGGACAAATAAACCTAAGATGATGAGCGGCACTGTATATGCTGCAGGTGGTGGTCCCATAGGAAGAAGTTTTGGCAACCGTGGTGGTAATAATGATATTCAAAATATAAAGGATTTTATCAAATATAAAATTGGTTATGATGTAGATAAACCTTCTACTTGGGGAACATCTTTTCAATCTGCTTTTAGTGCAGGATCAAGACCAAGAAGCAATCAATCTGGATCTGGTATTAATATTGGATCTCTGACTAGAGGTGTTTTAAATCAGGGACAGGGTTTGATGAGTCAAGCGGCTCCCACAATTCGCAGTGGAATGAGTCAAGCGCAGGGACTTCTAAATCAAGCACCCCAGTTGCTTTCTCAAGTTAATCCTTTAGCGCCGATAGGAAAATTTCTCAGCACAACTGATTTGCCTTTTGAAAAACAGGCTTTGAATTATGAAAAAAATTTGAATCTAAAACCTGGAGAGGGACTGACATCAGAGAATAAAAAAAGAGATGAAGATTTAAAAAAACGTATAACAAAAATGTATGATCCCGACAAAGATACGGGAATACAAGGCGCTTTCAAAAAAACATATAAAGATATTGTAAATAGAGGACTTGTTCCTGAGGCAGTACACTCTCCTCTAACTGCATTATTAAAAACCGAACAAAGTGATAAATTAGTATCAAAACTTACTCGCGGAAAAATAAAACATCTGAGTGCGGCTATTACCGGTCTACAATATGTTATGAAGGGATTTATGGGTCCTTTGGGGAGACCATTCCAAATTGATACTCAAGGTCTAGGAAGATATCAAAGATCTTTGATGCTAGAAGCACAAAGACAAGGGCATGGAGCTGTAGGAGCAAGAGCATTCGGACAAGAAAAATATGATAAAATGCAAGAACAATCTATGGGAAGTAAAATGTTTGCGAAACTTGCAAACTATGCCCTGGGACAAAATATATTTACTGTAGATAAAAGAGGAAGAGCAACAACAACCGATACTTGGGATTCATCTACTCAAGATTTAAAAGGTTATGTAAAAGATACGAAGAGTGGTTTAAAGAGTTTTGGTGATTTTCTTCAGGGGAAAAATCCACAGGGTTATAAAGGATTGGGTGAGGCTTCTTTTAAAGGTGGTTCTGGACTTTTGAGAATGATGCAAAATACTCCTTGGGCAAATTTACATCCTGGTGGTGTTGAAGTTGATTTGGGTGGAGGATTTAAGCCGACAGATTCGAGGGGAAATGTTTTAAGTTCTCAGCAAATTGGACAAGCAAATAGGACTAGATCAAATGTAGGACCTGTTAAACCTCCATCAAAACCGGCAGTTATATACAAGTATTCGCAACCTACAAATAAAAATCAAATGTCCCCCATTTATAAAACTGCTTCTCCCAAAGTTCCAAGTTTTAATGCAACTACTAGAGGGTCTAGTGCTAAGGCGAATACGCTAGGTATTCCAAATCAGGCTTCTTACAGGTAATAAAAAATGGCAGTTAATCCCCAAAAGTTTTTACCATCAAAAGAGACCACAAAGGAGACCATTAACATTAAAAAATCTTCTATCGTTCTCTCACAAAACTCTGTAAAAAATATTGCAACACTTAAGGTAAAGGTCATTCAGATTGAGAGCATCTTGAAGGGAACTCTTGCATCAGAAAAGAAAGCACTAGATCAAAAGAAAAGGAAAGAAAGTGCTGGAAGAAGAGAAAAGCAAGAAGAAAAATTAGAAACAAGAACAAATATGGGAATGGGGCAAGTTAAAATGCCTCAACGTCCAAAACTTGGTATCTTTGAATGGATTAAAAACTTTATTGGTAATATTATTCTTGGATATTTTGCGGTAAGATTAGTTGAACATCTTCCTAAGATAATGCCAATCGTTAAACTTTTAGGAAAAGCAGGTGATTTGATTGTAGATTTTGGGGGAAAACTTTTAAATGGACTCGCAACATTTATTGACTGGGGATATAAAGCAGTTGATTTTAGTCGTGGTTTGATTGGCAAAACATTTGGTGATGATGCGCTGAAGAACTTTGATAAACTTACTAGTGAGTTTGAGAAGTTTATGAACCTTGCCATCATTGTGGGTATGGCAAGTGCCGACTTTGGAATGGATCGTTTGGGTCGTAGAGTAAGTGGCAAGGGCGCAGAGAGGGCAGCAGAAAGAGGAGCAGGAACTGCCACAAGAAGAGGTGCTGGTAGAACACTAACAAGAACAGGTGCTCGTCTTGGTGGAAGAGGAGGTGCAAAGTTAGCATCTAAACTAGGGTCTAAAGTTCTTAAAGCAGTTCCACTTTTAGGTGCAGGACTTGCTATCACTGAAGGTATAATGAGATTCCGTGAGGGTGATTATGTTGGAGGATTACTTTCTTTTGGAACTGCCATCCCAATTGCTGGATGGGCATTTTTAGCACTTGATATTGCTCGTGAGTTTATGGGTGGTCGTGAGTTTGATAAGTCAGTCGGGAGAGCATTAAGTGGTAAACCAGGATTAACTAACAAACAAGTTCAAAAAAGAACACCACATTTTTTTGGACCTGATCTAGTTGTTGGTGTTGCAGGTGGAGGTCCAACAAGAGGTGGAAAATCCAAAGGAGCAGTAAAAAGAACTATTGGTAAAACTAAAAAAGCAAAATATAAGAGAGTAATCCCACAAAAACCGGGAAAGGTCGAAATAACTTCTCCTGGTGTTGATGTTGGTGGTGAAGATAAGATATTTGGAATATTCCCAAATCCTCTTAAGGGAGCTCAAAAATTTATTGATGCAATGAATCCATTTAATACACTTAAAAAATCTGGAGAGGAACTTGGGAAGACGGATTACTTTGGACCTATTCTTGCCATTACATCCAAATTACTTGCAGGTCAGAAACCAAGTCAACAGGATTATCAGAATGTTGGTCTTGGAATTAATATGTTAATTGCAAAAGGCATTCAAGACAAACAACTTAAGGGAGGAGTTGTTGCTGCTTTTGCTGAAGGTGGTATGGTTGATCCTGATGTTCTATCAGCAGCAGAAACTGGCGGAGACATTAGTAATTGGGTTGCAAAAACTTTCCAAGGTGAGATTGAAAGTAATGCTCAAAGAACCTTGAGATTGATTAAAGAAAACGCTGAGAAGAAAAAATATGAAGTTCAAAAAGATAAATCTGTGAATGAAATAAGTCCTGGAGAAGACTTTGGTGGTTCCGCAACCGATGGTATTGGTGGCGCCAGATTGTTTATGGCAGCGGGATTTCCAACTCTTGCCTCCGCAATTCTTGCTGGAAATGTTCAACAAGAATCTGGATGGAAGGGACAAAGAACTCCTTGGGTTTTAAATGACGGAGCTGGAACTAATAAAGGATTGATTAGTTGGAATAGATCAAGAATTGTTAATGCAGAAAAATTCTTAGGTAAACCTCTTGAAAAAGCGAGTAATGCGGAACAAGTTAAATGGATTAAAGAAGAGTTGAGACAATATGGATTATTGAAAGTCTTTATGGATCCCAATTCAACAGAGCAGCAATTAAAGGACGCTTCATATAAGTATATTGGTTGGGGAGATGTTGGAGATAGATGGAAGTATTCATCTCAAATATTTGCTGCATTACAGAGAGGAGAGAAAGGAACTTTTATTCCATCAACTACTGCTGGTGGTGGTATAGTTAAACCAACAGGTGCTAATGGTAGATTGAGTCCTGGTCAACTTACAGCAGTTCAGGGGGGATATCAACTGAGAAGTGATGCTGCTCAAGCATTTCAAAATGCATCGGCAGCTGCTAGAAAATCTGGAGTTAATATAACATTATCAAGTGCTTACAGATCTTATGAAAAACAAGCTGCTTTATATGCAAACAGAGCAAATAATCCATATCCAGTTGCTGCACCTGGAACATCTAATCATGGATATGGTATTGCAGTTGATGTGCCAGAGGGAACACCAGGACACAATTGGATGATTGCGAATGGTAGACAATTTGGTTGGAAAAATTTACCAGGCGATGCTGTTCATTTTGATTTTGTTGGTGGATCTGGGATGAAATCTTATCATACTGGATCAAATAAAATTAACTCAAAAGAAACAATAGCAAAACTTTTGAAAAAAGAATCAGTTCTTGACGTTGATACCTCAGAGTCTTTGAGAAAAATTGATCCACAATTGATTGGTAAACTTAATCGTGCAACAAATGTCCAGGGAGTTATGAATGTTCTTCAACAATATGCTTCATATGAATCTGGTGCTGAGCAAACGGTTGTTGTTATAGATTCCACACCAACCACTTCTATGGGCGGAGGTTATGGAGATTCTGGTGCTGTTATGATGATGGGAGGATCTGGTGGCGAATCAGATCCATTTGAGTCTCTAGCAATTGGTGGTTAAATACAGTATCAGGTAATAAGAAATGTCAAACTTAATTGTCACGAAAAGTGCTGAACCGTCTTTTATAGAACGAATTGATATCGTTTCAAATAAAAGTCAGAGTAAAACAGCAAGCGTCACTGGTGGCACGATTCGCTTGATGTATTATGAAAGTATTTTACAAGACTCTGTTAAGGCGACAGTGACGTTTGTTGATACTGGAAATGCAGTTGATAATAAGACAGTTCTAGAGGGGCTACCTTTAGTTGGACAAGAAAAAGTATATTTAAAATTTAGGGACAACAACGACTCTACATTGAACATAGTTTTATATGTAAACAAGGTAACACCAGTAATAGAAGATACTACAAAGTCTATGGTCCAATTGGAGTTGGTATCCAAAGAATTTATTATGAACGAAAAGGTCAGATTGAATGAAAGATTTGATGGAAAAATATCAGACCATATTAGAAAGATTTTAACAAATAAAAATTATCTTACAACAGAAAAGAATATTGACATTGAAGAAACATCAAATAACTATAACTTCATTGGTAATAATAGGAAACCATATTACGCTATGAATTGGTTGTCTAAAAAAGCGGTCTCTGCAAAGAATCAAAAGAGTGGCGACAGTGCTGGGTATTTTTTCTTTGAGACTTCGGAGGGATTTAAATTCAAGTCTATTGATGGATTATTAGCACAAGAAAAGAAAAAGTCAATTACCTTTAACCAGACACCAGACTCAAGAGGAGATAATATTCCTGCTGGTTATGATGTAAAAGCTTTGGATTATTCCAAGGATAATAATGTGGATGTACAGGAAAAATTAAAGATGGGAGCATTCTCTACTCGCACCATTTTGTTTGATCCCCTTTCTTGTTACTATGAAGTTATTACACCAAATGCAAAGCAAGTAGAACAATCATTAAAACTTGCTGGTAAAGAACTTCCTACTTTAAATCCAGAGTTTAATAGAAACGAAAACAATAAAGAGTTTTCTAGAACGACTTTTTCACTTCTTGATAAAGGATCTCTACCATCTGGAAGCACCAAACAACAAATAGAAAAGTCAAAAGAACAAAACTTTGATCCAAAAAATATTTTGAATCAATCTATAATGAGATACAATCAATTGTTCTCTGCCAAGAGTACTGTAACAATACCTGGTGATTTCTCATTACACGCTGGAGACGCTGTTTTTGTTGACGCAAAACAACTTGCTGCTGCCGATGAAGAAATAAACAAGGAATATGGAGGTCTATATATTATAGCAGATTTATGTCACTACATTTCTCCAAGAGAAACCTACACCAAACTCAATCTAGTAAGAGATTCTTTTGGTAGAGCTGGTAATCACACATCGGGCAAGATACCATTATGACGGACAGAAGCATACAACAACACATCAATGATGATAAGGATAAGTTAGAGGATCCAACACTATCTCCTCAAATGAGACGCCACGTTGAAGATGAACTGGGGCATCTTGAGAAGTATCAAGCGAATCATCCAGACGAAGAGCACGATCCAACAGCATTTGAAATGTATTGTGATGAGCATCCAGATGCAGCAGAATGCAAAATCTATGATGATTGATAACAGATGGAAGGTGGAGCATTATTTAATCCTGGATTCTTAGGTAATAGTTTTCTCTGGTGG